TCACGGTGTTGGCTAGTCCCATCATGGCCTGGTTGTACCAGCCGGTACACATGCCGCCATACATCGGTGTGGCTACCATGAGTTTGACGTGATCCATTAGCTCCAATCCTCTCTATCTTTGCACCGCGCGCATATGCGGTTGCGTCTTGGGTCAAAACTGTCGAATGCGTTTTGGCACTTTAGGCACTTCACGCGGGTGGTGTTGGGCTTCTCCTTCACCACGCGAGGCTGTCTAGGGGTTAGTGCTGCCGCCATGCCTTTTTCGCGCGGGCTTTCGCCACCACGCCATAGGCGGGACACCTTGTCTTTTACGCTGGCATGGTTGCGGTCTAGCGCGGCGGCTATTTCTCGAATAGTGCGTTGCTCTTGCAGCATATCGAACAGGCGCTTGTGGTCCTCGGCGGTCCAAGGGATGCTACCGGGGTTTCTGCCGGCGATTATCTTAGGTGAGCGGCGCACGCGCTGTGCGGGCAGCACATAAGAGCACATGCGGCGCGCGGTGATGGGAGAGCAGCGAAACTCCGCGGCTAGTTCTTCTAGAGATGCGCCTTCCCGCCGTTTTTGGCGAATCGTGTCACGTTCCTCTGGCGTGATAGGCTCACGTCGCCTTGGCCTCATGGCTTCACCTCCAGGGCTGCGCGGGCGGCTAGCCATTCACGCGGGTCTTTCCATTCTGTTTTCCCGCCCATATCGTCAGCCCACTTATCCCCGCACACATCGCAAATCTCCCAGAGAAAACCGCCACGGTGCGTCTCTTCATGCTGGCATGTGTAGCGCTCACTGTAATCGAGTAGCCCCTTCAAAGCCTCCCGCAGCCGCGCGTTCTCGGCGCGGAGGGCGTCTTGTTCCGTCACCGGCACCACAGCCCACCCCTGCTCGCGGATAGTGGTGAGGGAGGCTTCAGCGTTTTCCATTAAGAAGTCTTCCATGCCATTGCCGTAGTACCAGATTATCTGCCCAATCAACTTAAGCAGGGCGGCCTCGTCTTTTGCTGGTTCGGTCATTCCTTTGTTTCCTTTCCAAGCTCTATCGCTTTCATCATCTTTTCAAATTCATCTTCGTCTTTTTGAACAGCAGCTTTTGCTGCGGCGTGGCCCTCGCTGCGCCTTGCGGAAACTTGAGCGTGCCATTCTTCTCCGGCTCGCGTGCCTTCTTCTGGTGGAAAGGGAGGGAGGGGGAACCAACCCCAATTGCCCTTGCTCTCGCCGTACTCTTCTCCATCCATCATCCAAACACAGTCGTCGGCGCACCAAGACGCCACGCCAAATAAAGGCGCCGCAAAATCACTGCCAGAGTACACAATAAAAATGTGGATGCCGTTTCTAGGTGCCGTTTCAATCGGCAGCCAGTTTATTTCATAATCAGCCACTGTCTTTTTCCTTTCCAAGCATTGGGATAAAATCGTCTAGGCGCAGGATGACAACGGCTTCTCGCCTGTCGCCCCTTGCCACCACCAGCGGGATTTGCCCCGGCCTGGCAGCGCGTGTGCATTGATCCAGCCAGTCATAAACCGCTATGCTGGCCCGGCGCTTGCACTCGATCATGTACGCGCCGATGTCGATGTCACCACCGCCATCGCGCGTTTGGTCTAGATTGCGCGCAGCGTCTATGCCGGCGTCCTTTAGCGCGTTCACTACGTCCCGCTCAAAGGTTGCGCCCTTAGTGCGCTGCGCCTTGCCCATCAGATTGCTACCGCCATCGCGTCTAATTCCTTGTGCCGTTGCTTGTGACAGGGCTGGCATAGCCACATCACTTGCAGAGGATGGTCGTAGCTATCGTGATGAGCCATTGATTTTTCATGCCCGCAGCGTTCGCAATTGGAGCGTTGCAGGACGCCTTTCTTCAAAGCACGCGCAACCGCGTTGTGGCAGCGCATATAACGGGAATCTGATTGCCGCTTTTTCTTGGTTCTTTGAACCTGAGCTGCTTTTCGATGCGGTTGCTTGCCTCGATCACGATCATATTGTCTGATCCTCTCTAAGTTATTCCACCTGTTCGCCGTTATATGGGCGCGGTGGCAGGCTTTGCATTTTCCCATAACGCCGCCTGCCGACTTTGGATGTTTATAAAATTCCTCTATCGGCAGGACGGCTTTGCAGGCATAACAAGTTTTAGGACTGACCACGCTTCGTCTCCTTGCAACGGAAGACAAAGCTATCATAGGCCAGCCCTACTTAAAAGGGACGTCATCGTCAAAGCGGGTGCTGCCGCCTGGCCGGAAGGTGTTCTCCCGTTCCTTCACCTTGTCAGGGTCGGGCTTCCAGTCAGGGTCTGGCTTCCAGCTGTCGATGCTGAGACTGACCATAGGCCCGCGGCGGCTGGTTTTCTGCCATCCCGCCAGCTTTACAGCCTCACCGGCCTTGTAGTCCCGATCAAGGATGAGGTTGCCCTTATAGTCAGGGCCTTTCTCGCTTTTCTTCTCGGTAGAAAAGATGGCGCCCTTGCCGGGCTTGTCGGCATATGTGCCGCTCATTCTGCGGGTTCCTCTTGAGTTTCCGGTTCCATCCACGCTTGGTTAGCGCGCTTGAAGACACGAAGCTTTTCCAGCTTAATATCCTCGGGGATGCGCTGGTTGGCCGCAATGCTGTCCACAACCTTGTAGTAGGCCGAGTAGGCTTCCGCCTCGGTTTCAAACGAAGCGTAGATCGTGCCATCGGGCTTGTAGAGGTGAACGGCATAGTCGGGCAGCGGTTCAGGCTCTGGCTCTGGCATCACGTCCACCACCTTGGCGCCCTTAGCCGGCGCGAAATCTTGCACCTCCTCTGGCGTATACACACCAGCCACACACGCGGGAAACACCGTGCGGATGCCTTCAGAAATGCACCTGGCGCGAAGCATGGCGCGCGGGTAATTGCGCCAATTCTCTTTCTTCGTGAAGCCTAGCCGGTGGGCCATTTCCATGGTCCAGCTAATGCTAACCTCGCCGCCCTGTGGATGGGCGAACAGGCCGGTCACCACCTCATCCGTATAGCTGGTCCAGTTGACCTTGCCGCCGCTAGTCTGGAAGCGGGCCAACATGGCATCACTCTTGAGCGCGGGACGGCCCTGGATCACATGATAATCCCGCATAGCAATAGCCGGGTGCATATCCTCGGCTTGGCACAGCAGCATGATAGCCATAGCTTCCGCTTGGTTTTTGAAGCCAAACATTTTGCTATCGGCTGCCACCTGAGCCATCTTTTGGATGTCTGCCATTGGCACAAGATTAGACATCTTGGATTACCTCCCCCAGCGTCCTGTTGCACTTGACCAGCTTGCCGGCCACGCCATCGACCAGCGTAGCAAGCAGCGTAACGCGGTTAGTTTTGCCCATGTGCGGTAGGGCGTGCAAATCACGCTCGCTCATGTCCAGCACATCTTGCCAGGTCATGGCGGGGTCATGTGCCATCAACACGGTTTTAACCCGCTTGTTGAAATCCGTATCGGCCACGCGCCATTCTTTCCAGTCACTCATTCTGCTTTCTCCTTCAAAAGAAACCGGCGGCTGCCGGGCTGTTCCACCACGAATGATTCGTAGATGTCGGGGTATGCGGACTTAAACAGGTCTGCGGAAAACCTCTTGGAAGCCTTCGCACTCTTCCACGTTGCCAAGGTGCGCCCGTCCAGCGTCTGCATCTCGCCGGCATCGCCCATGACGCGCTGGATAGCCGTTTGCAAGCGGTCCTCCTCGGCTTCAAACGCCTTGATGCTGGCCTTGATGCCGGCGAGCCTTTTAGCCACCTGTTCAAGCTCCAGCGAAGCCGTAGCGATGCCCTCGGCGCTGGCGGGGTAGGCCATCTTGCACTGCGCCACGGTTTCGGGGTCGGGCAGGGTGTTGGTTTCCACCATGGCCCAGAGCTTCGCCATCTTCTGGATTAGCCCGTCTTTTTCATCTTCCCGGAAATCCAGCCGGAAAAGGCGAAAACGCTGCCCGCCAAACAGAATGCAGAGATACACTGTATCTACGCCAAAGCAGGCCGCTTCGTGGCAGCACTGCGCCCAATCGGCATTCGGCACCCGCACAGGCTCGCCGGGTTCGCTGTAATTGTGGATGTGCAAAGCGTTGTAGTTCTTGCACTCCACCAAAAACGAATTATCCGCGGCGATGTAGTCCCCATGACTCTTAAGCCACGGGTGCTGTGGATGTGTCGCCACCGAATCGCCCAAAGCCTTAAGCTGGCCCAGTTCCTCGCTGGCAAAGGCTGCAATGGTGCTCTCCATGCGAAGGCCCATCTGCACAACCTCAACCTCGCTCAGATCGGGGCGTTCGCTGCGGCCAATCTTTTCCGAGACCACCTCGAAAGCCTTGCCAGAGACGGCCCGCCGGCTATCGGTGCTCCACCAGGCGCTGCGGCGCTCGTCGGGACTAAAACCGCTCATATCACCACCTCCACCAGCTTCTTGCTGCCCGCAAAATACTTATTGATGGCCGTAGAAAAAGCCGGAAGCATCACGGTCGGGAGATAGATTGCATCGCGGATAAGCTCTTCATCCGCGTGTTCCATCACAATCTGGATGTGTGCGCTGTCGTCGTCTATGTCTAAATAGACGGTCCAGAAATCGTTAGAATCGGTGTGTTTGCCGAAAAATACTTCTTCCATTTGCGCGTCCCTTTCCTGTTATGGCGCGACACACACTTTAGGTGAGGTTTTGAGCAGGTCAAGCGGGAAAATGCGATAGGCCAAAAAAAACCCCCAGCGGTTAGGCCAGGGGCAAGTTTCAATCATGGGAGAGACTTGCGGGGAGGAAGGAACCCGCGAACGCATCATGCACGGCTGCAAACCCTCTTGCAAGCCTGATTGGAATGCCCTACGCATACAACGCGCACGATGCGCACAACGTATGGGGAGCACACATAATGCCTAGTTTAACGCTTGCTATTCGCGTGCCAAGCGAGGTTCTGGAACAGATCGACTTGATATGCGCGCGTACAGAACACACCCGCTCTTATGTCGGCAGGCGGCTCGTTGAAGAGGGCCTGGCGGCTGAACTGTTCGGCAGCGCGGTTAAGGCCAAACGGTCTGTCCAGCGGGCTTCCAAGGCGATTGAGACGCTTGAGATACCGTCCTGCATTCCGGTTGATGCCTGGATTGAATGGGACATGTATCGCCAAGCTAAGAGCGGCAAAGCATGGACGCTGCACGCTAAAAAGTTGTCGATTTCTCGGCTCATCACGTATTGGGAGGCTGGCGGCGGATGCCCGGCTGCTATCATCCGCCAGAGTATAGAGAATGGCTGGTCCGGCCTGTTCGCGCCGAAAGACTTGGCCGTGGGCAACCGCGAAGACTTGGCCCGCCGCGTGCAGCCTATCGTGGAATCCAGCGCGGAGGAAATGTTTTAATGTGGACAATAGCAGGGATTTTTATGGCCGGGTGCATAGGCGCGCTGATTGCCGGCTTGGTGGTTGTGGCCGCGTCATGGCGCGAATTGATGAAGGAATGGGAAGATGAGTGACATTGTAGTCAGGCGTATGCCGCACCTATCGCAGCCTCTCAGCCTGGCCGTCGCAGATGAGCAGCGGCGCGAGGCTGATAGCATTCCCGGAGGCTTCGCACCGCCCGCGCTGGCGCCGTCTCTTATTGCGGAGGCTGACAAGGCCGCGAAGCAGGCGCGGGGCGCTCTACAGCCGCCTACAGGCGCTTTCGTGCTGTCATGGATAGCACCTATCCACGCGGGCTTTAGCAACCCTCCCACGGCCCGAGAATCGGCTGTATGGGCCACGGCAGTATCCAAGGCATGCGCGCGGGTGCCGGCACAGGCCTTCACGGAAGATGCGCTGATAGACCTGGCCGCGAAGTCTAAATTCTGGCCTAGCGCGAGCGAGGTGCTGGCCGTGGTGCAGCCGGAGGCTAACCGGCTGTATTCCAAGGTGCTGGCAATGGAACGGATTGCGCGGCGCAAGCCCCCGGAGGCTCCCAAAAAGGTAAGCTTCACTGACCTAACCCCTGAACAAAAGGCGATTGATGACGCTAAGACGCGCGAAATGATCGACCAGATGAAAGCCGCCATTTCCGAGCGCGAACAGCGTATGCGGCCACCGCGCGCGGATAGGGGAGCACCCGTTAGCCTTGGCGCTCTCATGGCCGGCTACCAGCGCGTGATCGACAGCGGCAGCAGCTATGCCGAGGCGGCGCGCATCCGGCTGGATAAGTTGCGCGAAGAATGATGACGATCTTAAGCCTGTGCGATTACACGGGGTCATGGTCACAACCCTACCGTGACGCCGGGTATGACGTTGTGCAGGTAGATATTAAGCGGGGCGGCGATGTCAGACTATTTGAGGCGCTGCCGTTTCCTGTGCGCGGGGTTCTAGCAGCCCCGCCATGCACCCACTTCGCCAGCAGCGGCGCGCGATATTGGGAGAGCAAGGGCGAGGCGGCCATTCTAGACGGCCTGGCTGTGGTAGATGCCTGTATGCGGATCATCGCCGTTCACCGCCCGCAATGGTGGGTGCTAGAAAACCCCATCGGCCGGCTGAAGCGATACTTGGGCGAGCCTCGCATGGCCTTCGACCCCTCCGAATATGGCGATCCCTACACGAAGCGCACACTGCTATGGGGCCACTTCACGCCCCCCCCCAAGCGGCCAGTGGAAGCAACGGAGGGGTCTAAAATTATCAAGTTCAGCCCTAGCCCTGACAGGGCCGCCCTCCGCAGTGTAACACCAGAGGGCTTTGCGAAGGCTTTTTTTGCGGCCAATCCATAGTTGGCACGATTCTTGCAATCTTATATATACGTCCTTGACGACCTACGTCGTGCTTACAATCGTCAAGTCTACAACCCCCCTATTATTGAGCCTGGCGGCCCAAAAACAGGGGGGTGCAGGGGGGGGAATGGCGCGCGAAACCGGCAAGCGCAGGCCCGTAAGCCATTGCAAACGCTAAGGAAATGGCGCTCTTATCCTGTAAGCGTTGCGCGCGTTGTAAGCATTGTGCGCAACATCTGCAATGCAGACACTAGCCTACAAGCAGCGCGCGGGCTTGGTCATAGCGGTGCTTCACATCTTCAAGCCCGACCTGGCCGCCATTGACCGCTTTGCGCAGCTTGGGCAGGTCGCCACTGTCAGCCACAAAGTTAAGGCCCATGCGCGCCCACCAAATGCACGCGCTCTCAGCAGCCCCCGCCGGCGTGCCGATGCTATCCACCCACGCATCGGTGAGCTCCCGCCCGAGCACGCCCGCCACGCGCGCGTATGACCAGCGGCCTGTCAGCTGAATCAAGCCCCGCCCACGGTAGGTCCAGCCATCGCCTGGCAGCTTGTTGCCAAGATTGCGCCGGCCCCACTCACCGCCATAAACCTCATTGGCGATAGCCTTTTGATCCGCCGGATGGCCCACGCGCCGGCAGGCATCAAGCGCGCGCGTAGTGGCACGGGCGCCAAATACCTGCGCGAGACGGTCAGGGCTATAATCGAGGCTTTCCACAAGCCGCCGCCCGCCCTGTGTCTCATGCCCGAAATTGGCAAGCGCCATCGCTGCACGGATAGGGCGCCCTGTCATACCGGCGCGCGCCATGTGTTCTTCCAAAAGGGGTGCCCACATCGCGGGTGCACTCCAACCAATCCCGCTCAAAATCGCTTCTGTGATCATCTGTCCACCATAGGTATAGGGCGGCCAGCACTGACAGGAATGCCAGCGCGGCCGCGGTTATCAGGATTTTACGCGCGGGCAATATCACGCGGGGGGCTGCCGCACAAAAGACTGTGCCACGTCTTGCGCGATAGCCTCGATCCTGCGCGGAAGCTTAACGCTATCCGGCCACGCGGGGGGCTTCGCGTGCCTGGCCAGCAGTTCAAGCGCCATCAACCGGCCGCTTGTGTAATTGCGCTGCTGGTAAGCCCCCAACGGTACATTGACGAACCCCGAAGGAAACGAAGTCGGCACCGCGCCGGTAGCGCCAGAGACCCAACCAAGATGGAGCTGCTGCACTCCATCGACGTTGCTCTGGTAGAACGTGTACTGACCGCCAGCGTTTGCCATGTTAGGCGCTCAGCAGGACGTTGCCGACGGCAACAACCTCGTACGGGTACAGGAATCCCTGGCACTTGACGGCGCA